TGACTGGGCCGACTGAGCGCGATGCGCTGGAGTGGGAGAGCCGAATGGTGGAAGCGATACGGCAAGCGAACAAGCGGCTTACTGAGGCCCGCGACTATCAAGAGAGATCCAACCAGTAAACCCTTTTTGGCCACGTCGTGAGACGCCGCCAACCCTCGCTGGCACGTCGTGATGACGCCCGGCACCTATTCAAGGAGGCGCCGCCATTGGGCCGCGTATCTGCATGAGCAAGCCACTAACCGCACAACAAAGCCGATTCGTTGACGAGTACCTTGTCGATCTGAACGGAAGGCAGGCAGCAATCAGGGCCGGATACAGCGCAAAGACTGCTGCAAGCAAAGCCGCCCAGCTATTAACGAAAGTAAACATTCAAGAAGCCATACAGGAGCGGATGAACGACCGCGCCCAGCGCACACAGATCGATGCTGACTTTGTGCTGCACGGTATCGCGAAGAACATTAAGCGCTGCGAGCAAGCCGAGGCCGTGACAGATCGAGAGGGCGCACCGGTTTACGTTGAGACGGAAGACGGCCAGCTGGTCCCCGCTTACAAGTACGACGCCACCAACGCTCTCAAAGGCTACGAACTACTGGGCAAGCACCTGAAGCTGTTTACGGACAAAGTGGATCACTCCAGTGAGGACGGTTCCATGAGTCCTAAGAACCTGTCTGACGAGCAGCTGGACGCCGAGATCCGCGATCTGCAGAAGCAGGTAGGGAATGGGCAGTGATAACGCAGCAGCGAAGCTGGAGCTACACCGGAGGTTAAAAGAGCAGGCCAGGCGCAAGCGCTACAACCTGATTAAAGACGTGTTCCCGGAAACCGGCGATTACAGGCGCGAACTCTACCCGAAGCACATGGAGTTTTTCAGAGCCGGCGCAACGCACCGAGAGCGTTTACTGCTTGCCGCAAACCGCGTCGGCAAGACAGTGGCCGGAGGCGCGGAACTGACCTACCACATGACCGGCGAGTATCCGGCGTGGTGGGACGGCTACCGATTCGACCGCCCGGTTCAGTGCCTGGCCGCAGGCGATACCAGCCAGACCACCCGAGACATTATCCAGACCAAGTTGCTAGGCGGGTTGTGGGGCACCCCTGAATTCGGCACCGGCCTGCTTCCTGGCGACCTGCTGGGCAAGCCAACCCCGGCGCGTGGCGTGGCCAACCTGTACGAAGAAATCACCGTAGAGCATGTTTCAGGCGGCACCAGTCGCTTGATGCTGCGCAGTTACGACCAGGGCAGGCGAATCTTTCAGGGCACCGAACAGGATTTTGTCTGGATGGATGAAGAAGTACCCAAAGACGTGTACGACGAGGCGCTGATCCGAACCATGACAACGCGGGGACTGGTCATTATGACGTTTACGCCACTGTCCGGCCTGACGCCTTTGGTCGTTGACTTTCTGGAAGCCAAACACGAGCAGGAGCCTGTATGAGATTTCGCAAAAAGCCGTTGAGATTTACGCCGTGCAGTGGACCGGCCTTAACCTGGACGAGTGCATCGAGTTTCTTGGCGAGTCGTTCAACGGCCACTTTCACCTTAACCGCCTGATGATTGGGACGCTTGAAGGCGAGCACACGGCCTCAAAGGGTGACTGGCTAATCCGTGGCGTTAAAGGTGAGCACTATCCCTGCAAGCCCGACATTTTGAAGCGACCTATGAGGCCGTTGAATGAAGAAGCCCGTCACACAGACAAGCGCCCCCGAGGACAGGTGCAACCCGGACGTACGGGACAACCTACTCAAGATGGTCGCTGAAAAGGGTATTCGCCGGGGCGCGATCAAAAAGCGCATTGCCTGGCAGATGGAAGCCAGACACCAACAGGTGCAGATATGACAGATCAAGCGCTTATTGTGCTCATTGTGAGCTGCGTGGTCGTAATGGCTGGGCTCATCATTTGGGAGAGATACTGGAACGTATGACCGAACTCAACACGATCAAAGCCCCGACTACCCGAATCAATGCGCCCGAAGATAGCTGCAATCCAGCGGTGCGCGACAAGATCCTGGCAATGATTGACGAGCGCGGAATCAAGCACGGCCTGCTGTCATTGAACATTGCGCGGCAACTGTATCCGAAATCCAAGACCGGCGATCAGATCATTGTCGGCCCGGCGCAGTTTGTGGTGGGTAATTGAGCCGATACGTCGTTCAGGCAGGTTGGCTGCATGTTCCTCATATAAAACAGCAAGACATCGACGATATGGCCAAGAGTATCAGCCCCCATCAGCTCGACGCACGAATGAACGGCAACCCCAGCCTGGGATCGGGCGCAATCTACCCAGTGCCCGAAGAAGACTTCGTAATTGATCCCTTTCAAATCCCCGCCTGGTTCCCGCGCCTTTATGGCTTTGACGTGGGCTGGAAGAAAACGGCCGCGATCTGGCTGGCACACGACCGCGACACGGACATTATTTACGCCTATTCGGAGCATTACCGGGGGTATGCGGAGGCCGCTATTCACGCAAAAGGCATTCGCTTACGAGGCGATTGGATACCCGGCGCTATCGATACTGCCGCCCGAGGCCGCTCACAGATTGACGGTAAAACGCTGTGGAAGCTGTACGAAGACGATGGCCTGATCCTTCACAAAGCGAACAAGGCCGTGGAAGCGGGGCTAATGGAAGTGCTAGACCGCCTATCCACTGGGCGACTCAAGATACTTAGCACGTTACAGAACACGTTGAGCGAGATCCGCCTGTACCGGCGCGATGAAAAGGGCCGGATTGTGAAAGAGAACGACCACTTAATGGACGCCCTGCGCTACGGGGTCATGAAGATTTCACTCGCTGTCACCCGCCCAGCCCAGCAGTCCATTAACAACTACTTACCGGGCGACTCGACCGCAGGATACTGATTATGCAATACGACCAGGCGACACCGGACGATTCGGAAGGTCAAGACGCGGAACAGGTCCGGCAAGAAGAAAACCTGAACATGCTGGGGTCCAAGCTCGATCGCCTGGCACAAGAGCAGGTGTCCGCACGTCAGATGATCGAGACTCGCTGGCTTGCAGATCTTCGTCAGTACCACGGCGAGTACACGTCCGACGAGACTAAGCGGATGAAGGACAACAACTCGTCACAGGTGTTCGTCAACATCACGCGCAACAAGACCCGCGCCGGCATTGCTCGCATGGGCGATATGCTTTTGCCCAACGACGACACCAACTTTGGCGTAAAAAGCACCCCTGTGCCGGCGATGAGCACCACTGACGGTAACCCCATGGCCGCCGATGAAGGCCAGGGCGGCATGGTGGATGGTATGCCCGAGTCGCACCAGTCAATGGATCCTAAAACTCATGCCAAAGCCATGCAGGCCATGGAGCCCGGCAAAGGCGAGGGCGGGATGACCCCCGGTGAAAACCCCGCCAGTCAAGCGCCGAAAGGTGAGAAAAATGACGCCAAAAGCCGCGCCGACGAAGCCGCCCGACAAATGCAGCAGCAGATTGAGGATGACTTTTCCGAAGCTGGCTACAACGCACACGCTCGTGACGTTATCGAGGACGCCTGCAAGGTCGGTACCGGAATCCTCAAAGGCCCGAAAGTCGTGAACCGCACCCGGCGGGCCTGGATCACTGACCAGCAGACCGGCAAGAGTGAGATCGAGGTACAGGACGAGCTGCGCGCCGGGCTTGAGCGAGTGGACCCTTGGGATGCTTTCCCCGATATGTCCGCTGCCAGCGCCTCAGAGGCCGAGTTCTGGTTTGAGCGTAAACTTCTTAACCGCAAGCAGCTGCGAGAATTAGCCGATTTGCCGGGCGTCATTAAAGGCCAGCTACGACGCGCCCTAGAGGACGACGGCGGCCACCAGATTGCACAGGACAGCCGCCAGGAGCTACGCGCCATTACCGGTGTGGACACGGTCACCAACGGCAAAAATACGAGCTGTGGGAATACTGGGGGCCTCTGGACAAGGAAGAGCTGAAGGCGTGTGGCTGCGAAGACATCGACGAAGACGTGCTGGTTGAGTACAACGGTTGCGTGCTGATGGTCGGTGGACACGTCATCAAAGCCGCCATTAATCCTCTGGAATCCGGTGACCTGCCCTATAGCGTCTTTAACTGGGAGAAGGACGACAGCAGCATCTTCGGCTTTGGTATCCCGTACCTGATGCGCCAGCCGCAAAAAGTGGTCAACGCCTCGTGGCGCATGATGATGGACAACGCCGCAGTGTCGGCCGGTCCGCAGATTGTAATGAAAAAGCGCGCCGTGGTGCCGCAGGACGGCAACTGGGCACTCCGACCCAATAAAGTGTGGCTCGACTCCGGCGACGAGCCTGTGGGCGACGCCTTCCAGGCCTTCCAGATACAAAACAACCAGGCCGGACTGTTCGCAATCTTTGAAGCCGCCCAGAAGCTGGCCGACACCGAAACCAACCTGCCGATTTTGCTGCAGGGTGAGGGCATGAGCTCCGGTGCAGGCGGAAAGACCTTCGGCGGCATGCAGATGCTGATGAACAACTCCAACATCGTGCTGCGCTCAGCCGTCAAGAACTTCGACGACGGCGTCACCGCGCCCACGGTCCGCCGATTTTACGACTACCACATGATGTACACCGACCGCCCCGAGATAAAAGGCGACTTTGATGTGGTGGCCCGAGGCACGTCAGTCCTGATTGCCCGTGAAGAGCAGCAGGAAAAGCTGATGATGCTGTCCCAGGTTGCTGCACAGAACCCCATATTTGCCAAGCTGACCAACTGGGCAGGGCTGTATCGAGAGATCCTGCGCACGATGCAGGTGCAGGTCGATACCGTCACGTACACCGACGAAGAAATGAAGACGCGGGAAGCCGAGCAAGGTGATGAGATGGGCCCCGAAGAGAAAAAAGTCATGTTTGAGATAGAGCTCAAGAAAAAGAGTTCCAGTTGGCCGGGCAAAAACAGCAGTCGGACCTGGACCAAAAGGAGTGGGAGCGGGAATACAAGGCTACCCAGCTGCAGAGCCAGCAAGAGCACCAGCGCGCAGAACTCGCGTTGAAAGAAGGGATCACCATGGCGCAACTGGAGGCCAAAGTAGGCCTTGAAAGCCAGGGCCTGGAGCTTCAGATGCGCCAAACCGCCGCCAAGATCCAAGCGGACCGCGACCAGAAAGCCGCCGAGCTCAGTGAGCGTCAGAACGACCGACTGGCACGCCAGGAAAATCAAGATATGGGGTTTGATAGCTACTAATGGCCATTGATAAACACGCGGACACATGGCGAGACATTGAGCAGTGGCTACAAGCCCGCCGTGAAAACTGCATTCTGTCCCTGATTAATGGCTCAACCAAAGACGACAAATTGCGCGGCGAAATCCGTGTGATCGACGACTTACTGGCACGCGCCAGCGAAGAACTGGAGCCGGGTAACCAGCCGAATCCAAGTTACTAACCCCAGCCGTTCGGGAGAACCGCTATGACAGACCAGCCGCTAAACAAGCCGCAGGATGATGACTCCATCGCCAGCGAAGATCAGGATTTTGAAAGCGCCTTTGAGGAATATTCAAAATCATCAACGCCTGCCGATGAGCGCGACGAATACGACCGCAACGCGGAACCTGACGACGACGCGGAAGAAGGCGATCAACCTGACGATCTGTCCCAAAAACTGAAAACCCTTGAAACCGAAAACGAGCGCCTTCGCCACTCCGACGCCTCACAGCGCGGACGCCTGGGCGCCTATCAACGGCAGATCAACGAGCACCAGCGTAAAGCGAAAGAGCTTGAAGCTGCCAAAGCCACCAACCAGAACGGAGAGACTCAAGACGACGACCAGCAGCGCCAGGGTATGGCGGACTCCATGGGAGTTGATGACTGGAAGGAGTTTAAAGAGGACTTCCCCGATATGGCCCGCGCCTTCGAGTCTCGTCTCAAAGCAGACCAGGCAAAGCAGGCGCAATTACAACAGGAAGTCGCAGAACTGCGATCAACTGTGCAGCCCATGCAAGAGCAGGCCCATCAGCAGCAACTTCAGTCAGAGTACGTCCGCCTAGATAGCCGACATACCGATTGGCGAGAAGTGGTCAATGCGCCCGAATTTGATACATGGCTCAAAACTCAGAACCCCACCATTCAAGCCTTAGCAGGGTCTGAAAGCGCCGACGATGCGTCCGCGTTACTGGATTTCTACAAGGGAACGTCTGGAGCGGGCGATGAAAACAGCCGTGCCCCAAAGCACGACAAGCGAAAAGCCCGACTGGAAAACGCCCAGACCGTCAGCCGCCGTGGCGCGGCGACACGCGGTGGAGCCCCAGAAGAGTTTGACGCGGCCTTTGAACACTACGCCGCGAAAAAGAAAGCGCGGTAACTCAAAAATTTGATTGGAGTTAATTATCATGACTATCACTAGCTACGGCGATATTTCCCAGCGTACTGCAGCATACGCAGCTACCGAAATGCTCTCTCACGCAGAGCCCATTCTTGTTCTGTCCAAGTTCGGCCAGTCCAAGCCCTTGCCCAAGAACAAAGCGGACACCGTCAAATTCCGTCGGCCCGTACCGTTCGCGAACGTCACTGTGGCCATGAGCGAGGGTGTTACACCGTCTTCGCAGCAGATGGCTTACGAAGACGTGACCGTTCAGATCAAGCAGTGGGGCGCCTGGACCGAGATCACCGACGTAATCCAAGACCTGGCCGAAGACCCCGTTCTTTCCGATGCGTCGATGCTGTGCGGTGAACAAGCGGCAGAAACCATCGAGTATCAGACCTGGGGCGCCATTCGTGCGGGTACCAACGTGCTCTTCGCCAATGGCACCCAGCGCAGCGAGGTCAACTCCGTCTACAGCCTGGACAAGCAACGTGCTGTTACGCGCTCTCTCAAGGGCAATCGTGCTAAGAAGATCACCAGCATGGTTGGTGGCTCTCCGAACTACGCAACCGAGCCTGTGGATGCGGCGTTCATTGCGTTTGCGCACACAGACCTGGAAGCGGACATTCGGGACATCAAAGGCTTCACCCCCACCGAGCTTTACGGCTCCATGAGTCAGCTGCCGTATGAAATCGGCAAGGTGGAGGACGTGCGTTACTGCCTGAGCCCGGTGCTGGACAGCTTTGCCAGTGCGGGCGACCTCGCAGCCACCAACGACGTGATCTCAACCGACGGCACTAATGCCGACGTGTACCCCATCGTCATTGTTGGTAAAGAGGCTTACGGCCTGATCCCGCTCAAGGGCGCCGGTGCGATCACGCCGATGGTACTGAACCCCAACACGCCTCGCGGTGGTGACCAGCTGGGCCAACGCGGCTCGGTGGGCTGGAAAGCCTACTACGTGGCGAAGGTTCTTAACGAAGGATGGCAGGCTAGGATCGAAACTGCGGCCTCTGCCCTGTAAGCCAGCAACCCCAACAGCCCCGGCCTCGTGCCGGGGTTTTCTTTATTTGGTTAAAGGAACACCGTTATGAGCGACATCAATACGCAGGCCATGAGCCGTGAAGAGTTGGCAGATATGGCCCAAACCCTTGGGCTGGACTATCCAGAAAAAATCGGCACTGAGAACTTGCGCAAGAAAATCAACGCAGCCCTGGGCGACGAGGCTGTGCCTTTGTCAAAGTCAGCACCCGTTGTTACCGGCAACGCCAAAGAGCGGCAGTTCGAGATCATCATTTCAACCCATGAGCAGGATAAACAGCCAGTTCAAGGCGGCGTCAATGGCAGGAGCTTCGTTATCAAGCGCGGCGAAAAGGTCATTGTGTCGAAGTCGATTGTTGGCGTACTGGAATCTGCCGTTCAGCGACATTACGACTCAGAGATGAATATGACGGAAGTCCAGAGTTATCCGTTTCAAATCCTGCGTGAAGTTACTGGCGAGGCTTAACCGATGACCTTCCTTGAGCTGTGCAAGCAGTTTCGCCAGTCGGTGGGGGCTTCTGGGTCAGGGCCGGTCACTGTCATGGACCAGAGCGGTGAGTACGCTCGCCTTGTAAGTTGGATACAGCAGGCGTGGCGGGAGATACAGCTGAGCCGCCATTGGCGCTTTGAGTGGGCCGAGGCAAGCGTGGGCACTCTCGTTGGATTCAGGGAATGCCAGCCACCGTCAGACCTTAGCGTGTGGGATGCCTTCACCCTCAAAATTGACGGCAAGGCATTGCATGTTCTTAGTTGGAGCGATTTTCGCCAGCACTACCAAGAGGACGCTGGCGCAGACTATCCGAGCTTTATTGCCCAAAAGCCAGACGGAACTCTGATCTTGGACGCTGCACCGCGACAGGACGGGCTGATTACGTTTGAATATTGGCGCACACCGCAAGTCTTGGTCGAAAGCAGCGACGTACCAAGGCTCCCTGAGCGCTACCACATGGTTATTGTCTATCGGGCCATGCTCTTTTACGCGCTGTACG